AACTGCGATGGCGACACGCTTCCACGATGTAACCATGCCGTTGTCGCACGGCAGATCATCGAGGTGATCAGGCGGCACCTTGAGCACAACACGGCGGAGATTGTTGCCGCCATGCCGCGTGGTGCCAATGATGTAGAAGCGAATGCCAATACGGCTCAGCGCGTCAATAATCGACTCAGGAAGACCGCGCCCCACTCGGCCCCAATAACGGATTGACTGAATGAAGCGCTGCCTAAAATTTGCGCTTGACTGATCCGGTAGCGTGGCCAGCAGAAATTTCACAAATGATTTCCAAGTGTGGCCGGCTGGCAGCTTGAAAGATTTGTAATCAAGCTGTTTGCCGTAGGTAGCCATAAAGTTTGCGCCGCCGACCCTGGCACAAAGCCTGGCCCATACTTGCGGGTCAATCACCCGGTACATAGCAAGGCTTGATTTGGACTCCGACATAAAGGGCGAGGCAACACGCATCTTTTTAATTGGTATGCCGGCCATATAGAACACGTCATAGAGCTTGTTGTAATCCCAGCCAAACTTTGCGTTTGCGGTCCAGATGTCCTCTGTCCGCCAGTCGTAGATGGGATAACAGTTGTAGGTGTGATCGGTGTTCTTTTTGGTCCACATGCGGCCAAGCATGGTTTCCTTGTCCTGATTCAGGATGGCCCTGAAACGGTTGAGCGATTCAACGGTGCGGATGCCGATCAGGTTGGCGCATGGCTGCCCTTGGCTGTACCACTCCGCAAACATGTCCCAAAAAGTGGCGTAGTCCATGTTTTCGACGAACAGGTCACCAAATGGATGGTTCTGCAGGTTCACGATGTAATCCTGCTGTGGCATGGGCCGGATCCAGCGGTGCCGATCCTGTTCGCCCCAGCATTGCCAATCGATTTCGTAGGAGCTGACGGTGCAGGGGAGTGTGATGGGCAGGCAGCACCAGTAGATGTCGAGGATGTCCCGGTTGGCCTGGAGGATGCGATGCATGAACTCCTCGCTGTGGGTGTAGTTGGCCTCGTTGTCCATGATCTGCACGCCAATTTTGATTAACAGTTTGCGCTCTCGTATGTAGTCGCAAACGAGATTCAGTAGAACACCGCTGTCCTTGCCTCCAGAAAAGGAGACGTAGACGCGGCTGAAGTGCTGAAAGATGAAATCCAGCCGCTCGATAGCGGCGTCGTAGACGGATTGTTCGAGGTAGTGGCGCATGGGCTTTGCCGTGGCCAACCGAACCTAGCAGGATCTGGCCGCAAGTGCTAGCATCTGACGGCAACTTGCAGGAGATCATGCAAAACGCCGACTATCACCGCCACTACGCGGTCAGCAAGTCCGGCCTTGATCAGATCGCTAAAAGCCCTTTGCACTACTGGGCTCGCTACCTGGACCCGAATCGCGTTTGGCCGGAACCAACTCCCGCCATGCGGCTTGGCACAGCTCTGCATACTCACATCTTGGAGCTTGACCAATGGGACCAGCAAATTGCTGTGGCGCCTAGCGACATCAACCGCCGCACTAAAGAAGGCCGCGAGCGTTGGGCAGCCTTTGAGGCCGATGCCAAACGCAAAACCGTGATCACCGCCGACGATGCCGAGGTGGTGATGCAGATGGGCCGCAGCATCATGCGGCACCCTGGCGCTGCGATGCTGCTGGGATTACCTGGCAAGGCTGAGACCACGCACATGTGGACGGACGCGACCTATGGGTTGCAGTGCAAGTGCCGGCCGGATTGGTTGACCGATGACGGCAGCATCGTGGTGGACCTTAAGACCACACGCGACGCCAGCCCGCGTGGTTTCCGGCATAGCATCACCAGCTTCCGGTATCACGTCCAAGCTGGTTGGTATCTGCACGGCGTGGAGCAGGCCACGGGCAAGCGGCCCGATCAGTTTATCTTCATCTGCGTTGAAACCACTGCGCCTTATGCCGTGGCGGTCTACGCGGCCGATGCGGAGATGATCGAGCGCGGCTATCAGCAGGCCGTGGATGATCTAGGCAAGTTGGCCGTATGCAAAGCGGCCGATAACTGGCCCAGCTACAGCGATCAGATCGAGCCGATCAGCTTGCCTGCTTGGATGACTGGCGCCAGCGGCCAGCAGCAGCAAGCACCTGAAATTGAGACCTACTGATGGATCAGAACACAGCACTTACCACGACCACCGCAACCGGTTCGGTTTTCTCAGGCATCCAAGCATTTGAAGATGCCCAGCGGATTGCCAAGGCTTTAGCCAGCAGCACGTTGATACCGCCTCAGTTCCAAGGGCAACAGGGTTTTGCTAACTGCCTTGTGGCGCTTGAGATCGCCAACCGGATGGGCATCAGCCCATTCCTAGCGATGCAGCATCTGCACGTCATCCATGGCCGGCCATCGTGGAGCAGCAGTTTCATCATTGCGATGGTCAACGGCTGCGGCCGGTTCAGCCCGTTGCGTTTTGAGCTGAGCGGCACCGGCGACAGCTTGGCCTGCTATGCGCTGGCGACTGATCTGGCCAGCCAGCAGGAGCTAAAAGGCCCGACGATCACGATGGCAATGGCTAAGCGTGAAGGCTGGGCGACAAAATCGGGCAGCAAGTGGCAAACCATGCCAGAGCTGATGATCCGCTACCGGGCGGCAGCGTTCTGGGGCAGGTTGTACGCGAGCGATCTGCTGCTGGGTATGCAAACCCAGGAAGAGGCGCTCGATATAGAGACTGTGAGCGTTACTGAGGCGCCGGCCACGAGCGTGGCGGATCTAAACGCCAAGCTGCAGACTGAAACCCCAGTGGAGGTAGCGGATCAGGATGAACTCTTCTGACTACTTAACCGCGACGCAGTTAGCGCAGCGCTGGGGGCTGCACCCTGACACGCTGATGCGCTGGCGCAAGGCGGGCAAGGGTCCGCCGTATTTCAGAACGCCCGGTTTCGTGCTCTACCCCCTGGCCGAGGTGGAGCAATACGAAAAGGCCAACACCATCACCCACGATTGATCATGAGCTTCAAGCTGAATTTGAGCATCTTCAAAAGCACCAAGCCCGAGAGCAAGATCGACTTTTCGGGCATGTTGAACGTCAAGGTTGAGGAGCTTGATGCGTTCTGCGCATTTGTACTCAGTCAGACGCCTGACCAATACGGCAGCGTGCAGGTGCCCGTGAGCGGTTGGAAAAAGACCAGCAGCAAGGGGTTGGCGTATGTGAGCGCTGTGGCGCAGCCGCCGCGTGATTGGGTGCCGCCTGTGCAGGCTGCAGCGCAGAACCTCGCCGCCGCCACCGATGGCGTGGTGCTTGATGTGGAGCCTGATCTCTTCTAGTGCCCCATCAGCTCGCATTCCAAGCGGGCGATCTCGTTCACAGCCTGCTGCAGCAGCTGCTGCTGATAGCAGGCTTGTTTAAGCAATGCTGCGGCCATGGTGCCCGCATCTGGGCTGTTGAGCAGGCTGCGGGCCTGCTTTTCTATTTCAAACTGCTGCTCAGGGGTCAGCTGGACAGCCATCCACTCACCGAAGTTCATGGTGCCATAGTGGTGGTGTACATCGTCAGGTTAGCGAGGCTGTGAACTGTCCCCGGTGCGGTTGCGGTGAGATTCGCGCAACCTATACCAATGGAGCGCTTGAGGATCGCGTGATCAGGCAGCGCCGCTGCAATGGCTGCCGGCATGTTTGGTATACGGCTGAGTTGCCTGTGAGCGTGGCCGTAGTGGGCTGGGAGCGCACGCAAGGATCAGGGAAGAGCGTGCCGATGCTGCGCGTGCCGGTTGAGCTAGCAGTCGGCAGCGACGCCGTGTAACGCAATGCGACTACACCCCTAGCGCGTACACCGCAGGCGGTGTAGGATCAGTTCACGCCACAAGCCCGATAGCACGGCGCGGGATTCTCGCCATAGCAGACAAGAGGCTATGGAGCGGAACGGATCGCACGACGCTTACACCTCGGGATCAACACGGCCTGAATAAGCCTGCACCGCCGGTTGGCCCGGCACACCAATCACCACAACACCATGAAACGCCTCCTAACTAGCGACTGGGGGCCAACGTTCTACCTATGGACTGCCCAGCTCGCAGAGATCATTGTGGCCGTGTACGTCGCCGGGCGAATGTTCGGCGATTGGCTGCATCACCTAAACGACCGCATCGCAAGGATCACCCAATGATCGACCGAATCAACAACGCCATCTGTCTGCTGGTGGCCGCTGCCGTGTTTGCCATGATCGGCATTGATGCCACTGCGCATCACGGCACTACTCATTCCGGCACGCAGCAGGTGGTGCGCAAATGACCCTGACAGTGCAAGTTCGCTGTATTCACGGCGAGTTTCTCTATTGTCCAACGTTTCTTTGCGATTCTTGTGGCGCGCCTATTAACCGCTATGACGAAGGAATCGCCGAATACACAATGCAAGGCCACCGCCTTGGTGATTTCTCAGGTGCAGTCAAGCATTTTCATGTTGGCAAATGCGCTGGCAAGCAGCCTGCGCACGCATTTTCATCATCATTGCGCGATCATCTGACCTTTCTTTGCAACAACTCTGGTTTCCCCGTGCCCAACGAAGTGGCAGCCCGGTTATGACCCCCCGCCGCTACTACTTCCGCATACCGAGCGCCAACGTTTTTGAATGCGTCACCGCCACCAGCCTGACTGAAGCCAAGCTGCTTGCTGCTGATGTGTGGCTTGAGTTCTGGAATGAGCTTGAGTGGCTCAACGTTGAAGCCATCACTGAATCAATCCACTATGACTAACCAGCTCGCCGCCTTCCAATGGCGCACCGATCCTGAAACCGTCGGCAATTACGGCGAAGGCGTCAGCCGCCCTAAGCACAACGCCCGCACGCGCGACTACAAAGTGACCATCTACCCCAAGGGGGCACAGCCTGTGACGTGGTACACGCGCGCTGAATCCAAGCGCGCTGCTGAGAAGTATGCCCGCAACCGCTGGCCTGATGCCGCTGCTGTGGAGGTGGAGTGAGCACGATCCGCAACCGCCTTGAACAGCTGCTAAGCGACTCTGGCGCGTACCAGCAAGGCAGGCATGATGAACGGGAGCGCCTGCAGCAGCTGATCGACATTCGCATTGATCAGCTGCGCAGCGTGCCTGGCCTCCATAACCGTGAGCAGTTCTGCGCTGAGCTGCTGCAACTCCGCCAACACCTCCAACCATGAGCGAATACGTCCGTCTTGACCAGCAACGCGCCGACATGATGGAAGCGCTTTATGAACGCAGCGGCCGCACCTGCAGTACCTACACCGGGCTGTGGGATGAGTTTTGCCACGATCTAGCTTCCAATTTCCGCGATACGCCATACCCTGAGCTGCTCGCCCGTGTGGTGCGCGCCATGGATGCCACTGAATCGGTGATGTCGCAGAAGCAAGCGCAGCAGGCGATTGAATGCTGCCGCCAGCAGCTGCTGGGGGATAAATGGCGATGACGCAACGCGGGCGACCATTCAAGACAGGCGCCAGCAATCCAGCTGCCAAGCTGACTGCTGATGATGTGCGCAGAATGCGTCAGCTACGCCGCAAGGGATGGAGCACCATCCAGCTGTGCATTGAGTTTGGCGTGTGCCGCGAGCATGTGTCGCACATCATCAACCGACACCTATGGGCATGGCTTGATGACTGACAACGTGAACCATCCGCTGCATTACCGCCGCGGCCCAGTTGAAGCCATCGACATCATTGAGTCCGCCATTGGCGATGCGCCCCACATGGTGCCGGCATACCTACAGGGCCAGGCGTTGAAGTATTTGCTGCGGATGTGGTGCAAAGGCAACGCGCTTGAGGATGCCCGCAAGGCGCAGTGGTATCTAAGCCGATTGATCGCCAAACTGGGGGCATGATGCCGAAGCTACCTGGCCTGAACATGCTTGAGCGCTGGGCGCTTGGCATCCTTGTGCGCAGTTACCGCACAAGCTTGGTAGTGGTGAAGGTCTACGGTGAGCGCGAGATGCTGGTGGCTGCTAATCCAAACGATCCGGTGGCTGATTACGTCACCAATGGAGAGGATGAGCCGGTCAGCATGATCCTTGAGCGCATCTATCACCAGCCATCAGCCGGTGAGTTGGAATGATCAGCCTGCATGGCGGCCGCTTACTGCTGCTGTGCAGTCGCAGTGACAAGACATGGCACGCCCGTGTGGTGTTGGGCCCTAAGCCTGAGCATCAGATTGAGATGGACACTGGCACGGTGCAGCTGCAGGCGGCATTGCTTAAAGCGCAGCACATTTTTCAAGCAGCACGCGCCAAGCTGCGGCCAGTAGGTGAGCCGCCGATGTGCTGGGATTGCGAGCAATGGGACATCAGGAACCATCGCTGTGCGTTTGAATTGCCAGAATCAAAGAGAAGTGGCGGTCGTTATGCGGCCAGGTGTGAGCTGTATGTTCGGGCCTGAAATCCTCAGCCGCACTGATCGAGATGGCGGCTACATCGAGACATTGATGCCAGTGCGCGGTGAGATCTACTACCGCAGCTGCGCGCATGGCATCTGCCGCTATAGCAGTGATCTATGGCAGGCGGAACTGTACCTAGATCAACTGCTAGCGCAATAGGGGTGCCCGGTGGCTGGTCCTCACGCGGTGCCAGCCTTGCCGCTGCCGGGCGCAACGGCACGACCAAGTTTTCAAAAAAGTACGCGGTGATCTTAGCCCTCACTGGCCAGCCACTGCGCGATGGCCCATTCTCCCAGGCTTGTCCAGAACGGTTGGGCGCGATACCAGTCAACCCAAGGCTTATGGCCTTTGCTGCAGTTGCAGCCCATACAGCAGGCGACCATGTTGCTGGGGATTGTTGATCCGCCGTGCGCTTTGGGGATGACGTGATCCAAGGTTGGCGAACGACCCAGATCTTCACCGCAGTAGGCGCAGCGATAGTTCCAGGCAAGGAGGATTTGATCTCGTGCTGATCGCCGTGTGACCAGCCGGGTTTCATCAATCCGGTGCTTGTCCACTTAGATCAGGCGGCAATGGCACCGCGTTCACTTCAATGTCAAGAATGTCGTCGTCGCTGTTGATAAACTCAGCAATGCGGCTGTAGATGTCAGCCGGCAGATCTTCTGGCTCGGTATCGCTGCGGATGAATAGCTTGGCGCTGATCTCAACAATGAACGCGCGCATGGGCCATCAGCCGCTTGGCATACGGTAGCGGTCGCCACTGAGTCTCATGGGATTACAGATTTGCTATGGGATTGCGGCGCACGATACGCGCTACCCTTCCGCCCATGACATACATCCTGCGCATCGGCCCGTGGCACATTGGGCCGTTTTCAACGCATACCGCCGCCAGCCACTACGCCGAGTGCCATGGCTGCGATGATTACACCATGATCCCCATGGATGATCCGGCTGAAGCGCCGCGCATGATCCATCGGCTGCGCATGGGTCAATTAGCGCATCCCATGAAAAAGGCGCCGGTTGCTCAAGCCGGCGCCTAAGTGGACTTCACATCTCCCAATCAACGCTAGCCCTTGGATCCGGTAACGCCAAGGTCTGCGTTATATCTTCCGGTTTCGGCATAGCTGCGCTCTACCTTGCCGCTAACCAGCAGGAACTTCATCTGCCCGATGCGCAAACCGGGCCAAATCGGCAACGGATGCAGCCGGCGTTGATTGCGCAGCTCCATCGTCAGGCGACTGCCAAACCAACCGGGATCAGCCCAGCCGGCTTCTGCATGGTCCCAGCCTTCGCGGGCGCGGCTTGATTTAAGAACAAACTGCGCGCCGACATGATCTGGCAGGTTGAAGATCTCGGCGGTTTCAGCCAGAAAGAACTCACCAGGCTGAATCCAGAAAGGATCCTCAGCAGTGTGGCCATGCAGCTGCACTTTTTGCAGCTCAGCGGTATGCGCCACTTCAGCCATGATCTGCGTGCCCAGCGTCACGTCATAGCTGGCAGGGTTTAGCTGATCTTCGTTGTAAGGCGACAGCATGGAATGCTGCCGGCATAGGCGCCGGATTTCATGGTCTGGTAGCAGCACAGGGCCTCAGTAATCCCAGCGCACCTTAGCCCTGCTGCTGCGAATGCCTAGGTGGATGAAACCTTTAGGTGCGCCATAGCCCAGTGAATACGGCCAATGCTGATCGCACCAGTTCTGCACCGCATAGATGTCGGCGCCTTGGATGTAGAAATCAACGGCACCGCAACCTGGCCGGTAGAGGTGCTCGCTATTGCTGGCACCACCAACGGATTGGTTGACTGCTGGCGGCCGATAGCCGGACGTGATCACGATGGGCTTACCGCCAAACTGCACGCGCACACGCTCCAAGAAGGCGGCCAGCTCGGCGGCAATGTCCAACTGCCCCTGCGTGTCAAATCGGCGCGCCTCTTGATCTAACGCAAACTCACCAAGCCTGATGTGCGGCGTGATGCGTGCGGTGAAGGGACTGCTGGGGCGCAGCTTGGCGGTTTCCGGTTCGGCTGATGCGTGATGCGTGCCCCATAGCTTGCCCTCAGCGCGGCGACGACGTAGCAGGCCAGCTTCTACAGGCGTGCCAGGGTTGCGGTACAGCTCCAATGCAGCTGGCACTGCTGCCCAGTCTTTACTGAGCAGGCATCGGCTGATGGTCTCAAATCCCTCGGTGCCATAGAAACCGGCCCCTAGGTTGTAGGCAAAGCTGACCAGCGCTGATTGTTGGTGGTCATCCATTGCCTGCCAATGCGGCACGGTGGTGCGTAGCTTGCTGGCTATACGGTCAATTTCAAGCCGCAGCAGCATGTCGGCCTCGATCATGTTAATTTTGTCGCCACGCTTGACGGGCACGCCACCGCTGTAGCGCGTGGTGCCATAGCCGATGGTCCAAGGGTCGCCACCTGATAGCGGGTCAGGGTATGCGCTGAGGTGGCAGCCCTCAAACTCCTTAATCAGATTGATGGCGCCGCTTAGATCGCTTTGCTTGCCGTCTTGACTCCATGTCTGAAACCATGCGCGATCCCTGCGCATCGCGGCGGCGTAACCGTTGGCGATCAGATCGTCTTCCAGCTGCTGAATCGCGGCGCTTTGGTGCGGCAAACTCTTGTAGAACTTGAAGAGCTGCTGCAACGTGATTGGCGCGTTGTTCGCCATGATTCAGCCGCGCTTCTTTGGGAATGCAGTCTGCAGCACCTTAACGATGAGCTGCACCCAGCTGTTTTCGCGGATGGGCAGCAGTGCGATCACCTCAGAACCACCAGCCACCAAGATGGCGAAGATGGCGAGGGTTGTGGCCTGATCCATGACTAACAAGATGGCGGACGTGCCTCCAACTTAGAGACGCGCTGCTCAACCGTCGATAGCCTTCCGAATGTTTCCCGACGGTCTTCTTTTATGTCGGTGTGAAGCACTTCAAGCTGTGTTGCGATGTGTTCCACCGCACTGGTCAACCGCACCACAGCATCGCGGGCCTCACTATTGCGGCGGCTGAAACCAGCAGCACCCATGGCGGCGACTGAAATTGAAGCGCCAGCAACGGCGGCGATGATCTCAACCATGACGCCATGGTGCTACAGCATCATGCTATCGGCCCTGCCCGCGCATCTTCTTGCGGCCGTGGTTGGGCAGACTGTGCTGCCCTTGACCTTGCCGTGTTTTCTTGGGGCGGCCGGGTTTGTGATCGAGGCGCCCCAGTGCAGTCTTGGATTTCACTGCCACGGCACACCTGCGCTATGGGTAGGTGCGAGCTTTTCCGCAATCTGCCCGTCAAGTGCGGCAACAATCTCGGCAACCTTTTCATCGCCGAAGTGTGCCGTCACCCAGCCGACTACGGTTTCCTCGGTCAATTCGGCGTAAGGCGTGCCAGTGTCAGGGGCTGGTGGCTCCAGTCCAATGCTGCCGTAGGCGCCGGCTTGCTCTCCGTCTTTGAAGCGCGTCACCGTGTAGTGGACGGTGTAAACGGTGCCAAGTGCATCGAGCTTGCGCTCCATATTGGCGACTTTCCACACAGTGAATGGGAAGTCGATGCCGGGTTTGGGGTCAGCCATTGGAATGGTGGTGATGATCAAGGCTAATGGTGTTGCAACCTGTTGAGTAGGCCGGTTGCCCGCCTAGTAGTGAAGGGGACTAATCAGCAGGCCATCAGTACACAAGGCACGCAGTAGCTGCCATCGTCGTAAGTGCAGCTCACGTTGGTGCTGGTGACTTTGGCAATGGTCTTGCTGCGGATGATGTCGTCGTCTTGAGGCTTGGCAGTACCATCACCAGCAGACAGCAGAAGATCACCGCGTTGGACGGTTGTACCAGCAGCAATGCGGATGATGAAGTCACCCGTCATCGCGCAGTAGAAGTCGTTGGTGTAGGTGTCGTCATCATCGTCCCAAGCCTGGAACACACCGGACACGTTCTTGTCACCTTCAACGTCGCTCACCTTCATGCGGTTGAGCTGCTCGTTCTTCTCCTCGCCCCATTCGCACATCTCGTCGATGTTGGAGAGAACAGTGCCGCGTAGGATTTCAATGCGTTCAACGCCACCGGGAAGTTGAGACCAGCGGCTTAGGTGAGCGCCGTTGTAGGAGACGGTAGTGCCGGAGACGGAGATGCTTCCTTCAGCGGTGCTGCTTTGGTAAAATGCAACCAATTGACCGTCGTTTGTTAGTCTGTTAACGAATAGACCTGCTCCAGCGCTTCGCGCTGTTTGTATATACCCACTACCATTCACTTGATGTCCTGGAGTTCCAAAGTCTACAGTTTGTTTTCCAACCAATAGACTACCATCACTTTGTATCCTCATCCGCTCCACCGGAGCAGTCGCTGGAGACCCGGGGTTAGTGGAGAACACTAAACGGCCTGGATAGTCACCTGAAGCCCAAGTGCTTTCTGACTGTAGTGAGATCAGAGCACCCTGGTTACCACTCGAATCACCAAATCGGACCTCTGACATGGTGACAGAACCAGTCGGAGTGCCGTTGTAGTTGAGCTGAATTGCGCCGCGTGCATCTACTCCTGTGATGCCTTGAACTTGAATTGTAGAAGTACCAGTGCTACTAGACGTACCAACTAAGAGCCTGCCGGATGAGTCGATGCGGACGCGTTCACTACCATTAACGGTGAACGACATAGTGTCACCAGAATGGTCGTACCTAATTGAGGCAGGACTTGCAGCATCCCCGTCCGCAAAGATTAAATAACCGCTTCTGTTGTTATCAGAGGCGATGTTAATGCCTACATTACTGCCAGTGCGCTCAATAACCAGTCCGTCAACTGCGGGAGAGGTATACCCAGCGACATCAGATACGAGAATGTGAGTTTTCGCAATAGGTGCACTGGTTCCGATGCCTAGACGGCCTGCCTGATCAATACGAACTCTCTCAATAAGAGTGGTGGTATCGTCGGCAGTTGTTGAGAAAGCAAGAGCTGTTCCTTTACTTGTTAGTGTATGATTCTGGTCAGCAATAGATCTAATAGATGTGCAGACTGCTCCAGTTGCGTCATCGTTGTCGCGGATTAAAAAGTCAATACCTGCAAGAAAATCACCATCTGAAGCCGCCAGGTTTGTGTTGCTAATTGTTAACTGAGCAGAACCTTCTGCGCCTTGGATGTGTAGAGGAGAGACGGGCGCACCAACTCCCACGCCGACGAGCCCTGCCGAGGTGATTCTCATGCGCTCTTGAGTATTCCCACTGCCTGATGGCGTTGTGTTGAATACAAGCCTGCCCGGCATTACATCAGCGCCAGGGGTGCCGTCTACATAGGCTTCGATTGTAGCTGCATTTGTTGCAATGTCGGTGCCATCTGCACCTGCAAATTGAATAAGTCCTAGTTGGTCACCGCTTTGAACAATCGCATTGCTGCCTGCAGATGACCCACGGCTTTTGCCGAGATTTACCTCCGGTCCAAATATATCGTTACTGTTTTGAGTAAAACTTGCGAGAGTATATCCCCCTGATTCAACTTGCAGCAACGCAGGATAATTGGCATTAGTACCTATAGCGCGGCTAGAAGGCGTACCGGCCAATACCCGTCCACTAGCATCCACAAACAACCGCCCAGTGCCAGCCGTCGATAGGGCTAGTTGATCTGCGCCGGGTGAATACACCCCCGAGTTTTCGTCGCCGGTGAAGGTCAGCGATGGCGATGCTGCACTACCCAACGGCACGCTGAAGCGTTCGCTGCTGGTCCACGCATC